CCTTATGTAATGCGTGTGCGTGTAGGGGATGAATACGTCCCCCACGCGCCGCTGACTACCACCAGCCAGGTCCTTATGCCGGATAACACCTCTCTTGCGGATTATATAGCCATGACGGAACCGTCTGAGCTTCTTTGTGAAATCCAGCATAACCTGAACGGCTACCCAAATGTGCTGTTGCTGGAAGGACGGTATACCGCAGGTGCAGGCGGTGCCGGAGATGGCCCAGCAGGTGGGGAGGAACTGACACAGTATCCCTGCCGCCAGACATACCAGGATGCCAATAATCTGACAGTATACACAGTTAAAAAATTTGCAGATCTGGGCACTCCCACGATTAACAAAATAAGCGATCATGTCTATACGCTGACCTATTCGGGCGCGGATAGCTTGTATATAAAGTTATTACTTAATATTTGAAGGGGATGAAACAATGAGTTTTTTAAAAAAGTTTGCAGCCTTGGTAAAGGGGATGCCGGACTGGCACGAAAAATACAACCAGGATATGGGGGATCTATACGAGGCTGTGGACGCCATTGAATCCGAAGCGGGGCGTTCTATCATTCCTTGCAGCGCGTCCTATGATGCCACAAACAAAGTCCATGTCCTTACCCCGGTCAACAGCAGCCAGTCCATTCCGACATCCGGTATGGTTCCTGTAACCTTTATTCCGGACGCAGATTTCCATGCCGGGGACAAGCTGCGGTTTAACGGCCAGGACTGCGATGCGGCTTATAACAATACGGATTTAGCTGTTGCAGACGGGGCTTTCCGGGCAGGTTTTGTGACTTCTACCGTGTTTCAGCTTACGGAAACAAACGGAACGGCGGTTTTGCAGGGCGGCGCGGCGGCATATGCTAAGAATGCCGGAACGCATAATGCTATTTATCGTGGGAAATACCTCGGTACGAGCGTGACCGCCGCCCAGTATGCGGCGATTGCCGCAGGTACGTTTGATGACCTTTATATTGGGGACTACTGGACAATCGGAAGTGTCAACTACCGTATTGCGGCCTTTGACTACTATCTGCACAAGGGAGATGTCGATTGTACCACCCACCATGTAGTCATTGTTCCTGATACGGTCTTATATAGCCACAATATGAATGATACCAGCGTGACCACTGGTGGATATTATGGTTCCAAAATGTACGCCGAGGGACTGACCCAGGCAAAGACTACCATTCAAAGCGCCTTTGGTGCGGCGCATATTCTCTCCCACCGTGTTTATCTGTCCAATGCGGTGACGAATGATTATGAGTCTGGGCGCTCCTTGTATGACTCCACGGTAAACCTGATGACGGAAATCAACGTCTACGGTTGCCGTATCTACGGGAATATCAACAACGGTGCGACTCTGCCGATTATCTGGACGGTAGATAACAGTCAGTTCCCGCTGTTCGCCCTTGCCCCGGAGTTCATTGGTAACCGGGGTATGTACTGGCTGCAAGACGTTGTTGCCGCTGTTTTTTTTGCCCTTGTCGGCGGCTACGGCGAGGCTACCTACGGCTACGCTTCTCATAGTTGGGGCGTCCGTCCCGCTTTCTCTATTAAATCGTAAATCATAAATCTGCACCCCTTGTGGGGTAAAATGGATGACAGCTATGCAATTCATAAGAGCAAAGAGTTCCTTGAGGACTCGCTTGAAAACATCGTAAAGATAGCTGATGGGCTGGGTATTACCGTGAACTTGCGTAAGACTCGGATAGTCAAACTCTCAACTATGTGGTGCTTTCTACAAGTTCAGCGCTCTCTGACGGAAACAGGCCGGGTTATTCAAAAGATAAACCCGAAGTGCTTAACCACTATGAGAAGGAAAATGAAGAAGGTTATCTACTTTGTTCCCGAAAAGGAATTTGATGATTGGTTCAAGTCCTGGATGGAAAGTCACTACAAAATAATGAATAAGCAGCAGAGGGAAAACATGAACTCTCTGTACCGACAATTAAAACAGGAGGTATACCACAATGTATAAGATTACACTGGCTGACGGTACGGAACTGAAAAACCTGGAAATGAACGGCAATAACTACATTGCCGAAGGGGTTCTTGAGGACTCCGTTTTTGAAAGGAATCTGACTACCGTCACAATCACCGATGGTGAAACCACCGAAGCCTACACGGATATGCGCCTTATGAGCAACCGAGTGGAGGACGGGCGCTCCTGGTTCGTGCTGGGAGAGAAAACCGCACAGCAGAAAGCTAAGGAGCGGATGGAAGCGCAGATTGCCGCCAACGCGGACAGGCAGGAATTCCTTGAGGACTGCATCGCCGAGATGGCGTCCCAAGTGTACAGTGTATGATAGGCGTTTTACAGCGCCTTATTATAAAAATAATTTTTAAAGGGGATATTGTGATGATGACTATGTTTTTTGCACAAAGAGTGATTTTAGGGAAAACCACTTTCGAGGACGTTCCGGCGGCACTGAAAAAAGGATGCGCCGAAATCCTGATTGAAAGCGATCTGCCGGAGTTGGTTCCGGAAGAATTTAGAGAAAAGGCAGAATAACCGACGGAATTTGACAAAGTAGGTCGCGTTTGATAGAATAAAAATAGCCCCCGCAAAGCGGAGGCTGGGCGTTGTTACATAAAAGGCGGTTAGCCACTCCCTTGTGAAAGGGGGTGAAGCTGATGTGGCGGAAATGGTTGTGTTTTTCACTTCAATTTCTTGCGTGGGCGGTAATTTTATCGCTTATGCTGTCCATAAAAGCGTGTTAGCCGCCTGGCTGGACCCAGACGGCTAACATAAACTCTGTTTAATAGCCTAGGGTTAACCGCCTTGTAGCAGCGCCCTTTCTATATTTATTATATCATCCAGCCCCATTTTGTCAAGCTTGGCGAAATGGGGCTTTTCGTGTGGATAAAAAGGAGCTGGTTATTATAATCACATTTAACGCAGGCCAGGCAATTTTAGCTTTTATTGGTGCTATGGGGATTCCCAGCGCGGTTATGGGTTTCATTGTCTGGCGCTTAGAGAAACGGATCTCTAAACAGGAAGAAAAAATAGAGGCACGAGAAAAAGCACGGGAAGATTTGATGCTGCTACAAGTGCAGAATACCCGGGCGGCTGTGGCTCTTGCTGAAGCTACAGCCAGGGCAGTAAAACGTATTCCGGATGCCAAATGCAACGGGGATATGGATGCCGCTTTGGAATACGCCGCAGACATTAAACACAAACAAAAGGATTTTCTGGCTGAACAGGGAATCCGCGCTTTATGGGAGTAAAAAAGAAAGGAATGATGAATGTATGGATGTAATGCAATACATAAAACCAGAATTGATGCTGGTTATCCCGATTTGCTGGGGCATTGGCGCAGCACTGAAACGGACTCCACATATTGCTGATTGGACAATCCCTTACCTGCTTTTGGGTATAGGGATTTTTCTTTCGGGCTTATATGTTTTCGCCGTTGATGGTGTTTGCCCTATGTCTGCTTTTACAGCAATCACACAGGGAGCTTTGCTGTCCGTTGCCAGTGTAGGTGGCAACCAGCTTGTAAAACAATACGGAAAGAAGGATGAATGGTAAGTGATTACAGATGTAAAATTTATTCAGTTAGTTAAGGACACTGTAGCTCAATATGCTAATGAGCATATTGACGCAACAGACCCCGTGGTAATTGGAAGCGATGATGTTTATATCGTTTGGTATTGTAAGGCTTTGCAGAATTGGAAAGCTCTTGCAAGCACAACACTACCTGATGGAATGTACTATGAGCTAACATTAAACGGCAACAAAGAAGAGCTTTACCTTGATGCCTACAAGAAGTTTGAGAATAGGAAAATTGAGCTATCAGAGGAGATGTGATAAATGAGTCAGATTATTGCAAAAGGTATCGATATTTCCAGCCACCAAGGAGATATTGATTTTCAAAAAGTCAAAGCTGCTGGTTACAGCTATGTGATTATCAAGGCCGGTCAAGGGTTACGTCAGATGGACACCTTCCGGCAAAAGTATCTTCCTGCTGTTCTGGCTGCCGGATTGGATTGGGGCGCTTACTGGTGGAGTGATGCTGTTACGGTATCCGAGGCCAAACAGGAAGCACAGGCATTTTTAAAAGCTTTGGATGGTTTAAAACCTACCTATCCAATTTATATGGACCAGGAATATGACAGCCCCTGCGGAAAATGGGGTGCAGCTAAAAATAAGCAGCTCCGTACCGATATGGTCAAGGCGTTTTTGGATGTGCTCCAAGATGCCGGGTATTACGCCGCTCTTTATAGCTCTACTGCTGTCTCTTATACACATCTGACGCTGCCGACGATCTACTCTGTGTAGAT